CGGCCCCTCGCTCGATTACGTCCGTGCCCAACGGACTGCCCGCGACGGGCAAAACCGAAGAGCAGCTCCGCGCCGAGTATCTCGGCGGGGGCCTCCGCTCCAGCGTGCCGGTCACGCAAGAGAAACAGAGTCCTGACGGACAAAGCTTCGTATTCACCTCCCGTTAGGAAAGGAACCACTCAATGGCAACCTGGAGCGAGACTGGCGACCTGAATTCTCTGTTCGCCAGCATCTACGAAGGGGCGTACTTCGTGAGCCGGCAGGGCGAGCTTCTGCCGCGCCTGGTGAACATGCGCACCGCCAACACCATGGCGCCGCGCGTGCTCAAGAAGACCACGAAGACGACCACCGAGAAGGTCAACGAGGGCGAAGCGCCGACCGGCGTCAAGCTGGCGCGCACGTCCGTGGACACCATCACCCCGGCGATCTACCACCACCAGTTCGCCCTCACCGATGAAATGCTCATGACCGACCCCGACGGCGCGCGGCAGGATGCCGTTACCGAGATCGGCATGGGCATCAAGGAAGCCATCGAGAAGGATGGCGCGCTGGAATTCGCCAACTTCACCGCCGAGGTCGGGGCCATCGACGAGCCGCTGACGCTCGGCAAGATCCGCGCCGGGCTCAGCGTGCTGCAGGGCAACTCGCCCATCGGCGACATTCAGGTCGTGCTGCATCCGTTCGAGTGGGACTCGATCCTCTCCGAGCTGATCGCGGCCGGCAACCACCCCATCAGCTCGAACGTGCTGGCCAACGAAGCGATGAAGCAGTACTTCGTCGGCTCGTGGCTGGGCGCGAACTGGTACCTCGATAACGCCATCAACACGGCTGCAGTCGGCAAGGTGGCTGGGGCCATCTTCTGCCGCCCGGCCATCGTCTACGACGAGCGCACGCCGCTCACGCTGGAAGTGGAGCGCAACTCGAGCATTCGCGGCTGGCTCGTCAACGGCGTGGTGCGTGCGGGCTGGGGCACGCAGAAGGCCGAGCACGGCGTGAAGCTGCTCGGCGAGATGGCGACGCCCACGGCGTAGCACAGGAGCTGAGGGCATGGCCATTCGCACCGGCATGTTGGAAGTGCTCGCTGCGCTGCGCCGGGTGACCGGCGCAGACGCGGCGGTGCTGGACGACGACGCGCTGCAGGCGCTGTGTGACGCGCGCGTGCAGACGGCGACGGCTGAACCGCTGATGCCGGTGCGCTGGACGGCCGATCAGGTCGTGTGGGCATGGGCCGAGCGGGCGGTGGAGCGCGATGCGGCGCTGTTCACGGTGTATGCGGGCGGCGATCTGGATACGCCGCTGACGGTCGCCGGCGCGTCCTTCAATTTCGAGCGCGCCGAGCTGACCCTCGCCAGCGGCCTTCAGGAACGCGGCGGCGCGGTGAACCTGACGTATTCATGGTTCCCGCTGCCGGAGATTGCAGTCGATGTATGGCGCACGCTGGCGGCGGCTGCCGCCCGCGATGCGGTTGATGTCCGGACGGACAATCACGAGATCAAGCGGTCACAGGTGATCGCCCACTATCTGAAGATGGCGGGCGCGGCGCAGACCGTGACAGGCGGTACAGAAGGCCAGCCGGCGCAGACGCGGCGGATGGTGCGCGGGGACCGGCCCGATGATCTCCTCCACTGAGATGAAGGCGCTGCGCGCCGACGTCACGCGGCTCACGCTGCTGGACACCTGCCGGATCTGGGCGCAGGCCGAGACGGTGCAGGCCACGGGCGAGGTGGTGCGCAGCTATACGGTGAAGGCGAGCGCGGTCCCCTGCCGCCTCGATCCGGTGCAGGTCAGCCCCGATGAGGGGCGGGCCGGACGCACAGGCATCGAGGATGAGTACCAGCTGTCGCTGCCGTGGGACGTGAGTATCGAGGCGAGCGACCGGATCGAGATTGGCGGCGTGCGCTACGCGATCAACAGCCTGCACGAGCGGCATTCGCTGCGGGCCGTGACGCGGGCGCGGGTCAGAACGGAACGGCTGCCGTGAGCGTCAGCGTCAGCGTGACGATCAGCGCCGAGCTGCGCGGGCTGTTGAGCAGCCTCAGGACGCTCGATCTGGAAGACGCGGTGGGTGAAACGGCGCTGGACGCCGAAGCGTTCGCCAAGCGCAGCTTCGAGCAAACGCCGAAGGCGGGGCGGGCGTACCGGCGCGGCAAGAGCGTGCATGTGGCAAGCGCGGGGGGGAGCTTCCCGGCTATCGACACGGGCGAGCTGAGCCGCGCCACCAAGGCGAAGCGGGTGAGTGCGGGGCGCTGGGAGCTTCGCTTCGGCAAGACCTACAGCATCTACCTGGAATACGGCACGCGCCACATGGCGGCGCGGCCGTTCGTGCGCCCGACCATGGACTACGCCGAAGAGCGGCTGGACAAGGCAGTACGGGATGCGCTGCGGAGGGCCGGGTTGTGAGCGTCGAAACCGGACTGCTCGAAGCGGTGCGGGACGTGCTGGCGGCAGACGCCGCGTTTGGGGCGCTGGTAGGCGGGCGGATTTACGCCTATGCCGCGCCGGAGGAAGCCGCTTTTCCCTGCGCCGTGCTGAGCGTGCCCGATGCGGCGCTGCCGGATGACGCCTACACGCCGACGCTGGACACCTTGCTCGACGTGATGATCGTCGGGCGCGGGATGCAGGCGGTGATGGACGCCAGCGCGCGTGCGCGCGCGCTGCTGGAACTGCCGCTCAGCAGCAACGGCGTGACGATGGCCGATCTGCGGCACGCAGGGACCGCGTTCTATGACGAGCGCGAGGGGCGAGACCGCTTTTACTACGGAACGACGCGCCTTGTGGCGCGCTACACGGAGGATTGAACCATGGCGACGACGCGGTACACGGGCAAGAACCTCGTGGTGGAGTGGAAGAAGACCGGCAGTCCGACGGCAGTGGTGCTGACGGCAGACGGGCGCGCGTTCGAGTTCACGCACGAGATGAACACGGCCGACGGCACGGCCGGCGCGGACGAGTACGAGGTGTCGCTGCCGACGATCAAGCGCGCCGAGGCCACGATGGAAATGCTGATGAACAGCACCGCCGCGTGGGAAGCCGAACTCAAGGTCGGAGATACGGGCGCGCTGATGTGGTACCCCGAAGGCAAGGTCGTGGGCAAGCCGGAGTGGGGCATGGACGCGCTCGTCACCAACAAGAGCCCGTCGCTTCCCTACAACGACGTGAGCAAGTACTCGCTCGCGTTCAAGAACTACGGCTCGACCCTGCTGGCCGAGGGCGAGGATTACGTTTCCCCCTGATGCCCCTGCCTGACCTGCGCCGCCGGCAATGACCGGCGGCGAGGCCCGGCCTTTTTCTTTGCGCCGCTTATTTCGTGAGGTGAGGGATGGGAAAGCCAGTGGAAGCACACGCACTCAGCGCGGCCGAGCAGGTGACGTGGAACCTGAAGGCCATGAGCGCGCGCGATGCGGTCGTGTTTGACAAGGCGGTGGTGTCCGGCGACGTGGAAGCAGCGGCGGCAGCGCTGGCGAAGGTCATCACCGAGTGCCCGCCGGAATGGGGTGCGCCCAACGACCCCGAGACCTATCTGAACCTGCCGTTTTTCGGCGAGTTCGGCGAGCTGGTGGCGGGGGTGCGCGCGGAAGCGGGAAAGCTCAGGGCGCGCTCGAGCGCGCCGTCTACCTGAACCTGACTTTCGGAGACGAGCAAATGCCGCTCGGCGATCCGTGGGCGGTCGAGCGGGTGGTGCTGGCGGAGATGTTTGGATGGACGCTGGCGCAGTGTGACGAGCTGAGCATGGAAGACCTGATCGGTGTGCGCGCGGTGCTGAACGCGCGCGTGAAGTGGAAAGCGGAGCAGCGTGCCTGATATTGCGAACGGCATCCTTATCCAGATCGCAGCGGACACTGCCCGCCTGCGGTCGGGGCTTGCCGACGCCGAGGGGCAGATCGGGCAGTTTGCCCAGCGCGCCGAACGGGTGGGCCACACGATCAGCTCGTGGGGCGGCTCCCTGACGCAAGCCTTCCAGCCCTTGGGCGGGTTTGCCCAGGACTCGATCGCGCAGTTCGCCGGGCTGGAATCGGTCATGACCGACATCCGGCTCTACGGCGGGGTCGCGGTCGAGGAAATGGCGGCGGTCGAGGCCGCCGCCGAGCAGATGGCACGCACGACGCAGTTCTCGGCCACGCAGTCGGCCGGCGCCATCCTCGAATTCGCCAAAGCCGGTTATGACGCGGCGGGCGCGGTCGAGATGGCGAACGCAGCGGCGCGGCTGGCCACGGTGGGCGATCTGGAGATGGCCTCGGCGGCCGGGCTGCTGACGACCTCAATGGCGCAGTTCAACCTCACCGCCGGCGACACCGACACGATCATCGAGATGCTGGCGCGCGCGGCCGGCGCGAGCCGCGCCGACGTGAACACGCTCGCGCAGGGCTTGGCGAATGTGGGCCCGCTGGCGGCGCGGTTCGGGCTGACCTTCGAGGACACGACAGCCATTCTGGCGATGTTCGCGGACGCGGGCATTCAGGGCGCGGAGGGCGGCACGCAGCTGCGCTCGATGCTGATGCAGTTGAGCCAGCCGACCGACGCGGTGCGTTCGGCGATGCGCACACTCAATCTGGAGCTGTACGACGCGGAAGGCAATCTGCTGCCGATTGCCGGCATCTTCGAAGACCTGCAGGACCGGATGACCAGCGGCGAGTATTCGGCCGAGACGCTCAACACGGCGATGCAGTCGCTGTTCGGAACCTACGGCATCATCGGCGCGCAGGTGCTCTCCGGCGCGGGCGGCTGGAACGAAATGACCGCCGCGATGGACGGGGCCACCAGCGCAGCCGACATCTACGCGGGCAAGCAGGAGACGCTTCAGTTCGCGCTCACCCAGACCCAGACGGCATGGGAAGGTGTGAAAACCTCCCTCGGCGCGGCCATGTCGGACACGCTCACGCCGGTGATTGGGGACCTCACCACGCACCTGAACAACCTTTCGACGTGGATTGACGAAAACCCCGGCGTGGCCGGCACGCTCGGCACGGTGGCCGTGGCCGGGCTGGCGATTGGCGCCGCGCTGATGATTCTGGGCCCGCTCGTCACGGCGTTTGCGAAGGGGCTGGGCCTGCTGACGGCGCTGGGCGCGCTGATCAGCGGCACGGGCATCTTCACGGCGCTGGCGGCGGCGCTGCCGCCGCTGGCGAGCGCGCTGGGTCTGGTCGCTGCGCCGCTGGTGATTATCCTCGGCGTGCTGCGCTCGGACATGGACAACGAGGGCATGAGCCAGATCGGGGAGGGCTTCGGCGCCATCGGTGACGCAGTTGCCCGGTTTGCGGAAGGCAACACGCAGGCGGGCATGAACGCGCTGGGCAAGGGCCTGCGCGACGTGGCCGAGGGCGCGCTGAAGGTGGTCGCTGCGCCGCTGGACGGCGTCATTCTGATGATGAATGACCTCGGCCTGACCGACCTCACGGGCCTGAATGACCTCCTGGGCATGTGGTCGGGCATTCTGAGCATGTTCCCGATCCTGCTCGTGCGCGCGGCCGAGGACATCGACGCGGGCTGGCAGACCTTCAGCAACTCCATCAAGCTCGGCATCGCCGATTTGATGACGGAGCTGCAAAACAACCCGCTCACGCGGGAGGCGATGCGCCTGGTCGCGCCCGAATTCGTGATGACGATGGAAGGGCTGACAACGGTCACGGGCAAGCCGCTCGGTGAGCTGCTGCGGGACCAGATCGAAGAGGACATCGCGCAGGCCGATCTGGTGGCCGCTATTGAAAACGAGATCAACCGCCAGATGTCGACCGGGGATATCACGCTCGGCGGCGGGATGGTATTCACCAACTCGCTCGGCCAGACCGTGAGCATGACCGTAGTCGACGCCATTTCGACCGCGCTCACCGACCCGGCTTACAGCGATGACATCGACTCCAGCCTGTATACGACGCTGGTGAACGCGATGGCGCTGGCGGGCGAGCACGACTACGAGTTTCTGGTGAACGCGGCCGATGCGCTGGTGCTCTACGGCGAGGTGCATCCTGTCATTCAGAGCTTCATGCAGGACGCGGTCGCGGGCGGGGTCAACGTCACGGTCCCGGTGTGGCTCAACCCGGTCATTGCGGGCAGCGGGGTCATCCCGACCGAGATTGCGGGCCAGTTCAACGTCAATCCGGCCACCGGCGTCGCCCGGCCGGGCTCGGCCGGGCTGAACCTCGGCAACGGCATTACGCCGGCCGACACGCCGGGCAAGGGGGGCGGCAGCGGCAAGCTGCCGACCTTTGCGACGGGCGGCATGATGTGGAATGACGGCCTTGCTTACCTCCACGGAGGTGAGAGGGTCCTGAACAAGGAGGAGACCCGCGCCTACCAGAAGGCCAGCGCGAGCGTCACCATCCACGCCTACGGCCAGTCGCCACACGATCTGGCGGTCCTGATCGAGCGCGCGCTCGCGGATCGGGGGCGCTGATGGCCGTGCATGTGCCGGTGCGCCTGAGCTACGACGCTGACGTGGACGGGGTGTACGAGAGCGTGATTCCGGCGTCGCATATCCACCAGGCGGATGCGCAGTACGGCTTCAAGGGCGTACGGGCGTACGTCAGCGACGCGGCGCGGGCGCGCATCGAGGTCGTCAATGCCGGGGGCGCCTACACAGCCGCCGCCGGCCTGCGGGCCGGCGTGTGGGCGCGCATCGAGGACGATACAACCGGCGCGGTGTTGTACACCGGCCGCATCGAGGAAGTCGCGGTTTCGTATGCCCGGGCGCAGCCGTACGCGACGGTGCACCTGAGTACGAGCCGGGGCGATCTGACGGCGCCGACGGAAAGCCAGCTTCTGAAGAACACGGACGTGAAAGCGGCTGTCACGGCGCTGCTGGAGAAGGTGCCGCTGGCGAGTTTCGGCGGGTACTGGCTGCTTGGGTACTCGGCGCTGAACATCAGCACAAAGCTCTATGACTCGGGCAGCGGATCGGCCCTGAGCGGCGTAGAGGCGTGGACGGAGTTTCACGGCACGGGCTGGAAGGCGATCAGCGCGGCCGGCGGGTACGGGGTGCGCGGCGGCGAACTCGACGTGCTGCGCGCATTGCAGGAGCTGATGAAGGCCGAGGATGGGCGCGCGGTGTGGAGCCGTGCGAACGTGCTTGACGTGTACTCGCAGGGCTGGCTCGATGCGGCGCGGGCGGGTATACCCGCTCACACGCTGACCGACGCCGTGGTCCGCTCGGCGGCCATTGAGCGCGGCAGCCTGTACGCCAATGATGTGCAGGTCGTGTGGTTTCCGAAGCGTTGGGCAGCAGGCACGGTGCTGTGGACGCTGGAACCAGAGACGGCGATTTCGCTGGCCCCGGGCGCGCACAAGGACTGGAACGTCCGCTTCAAGACCGAGGGCGAACGCGTGGTGGCGGCCGAGGCGGTGGTCGTGACGGCGACGAGCACCGATACGCTGTATCAGGAA